CTGCGAACCCGACCTTGATGTTGTGATCCCCTTTGCTGTTCACCTTCACGCTCGTGGTGCCGAGCGCGCCGAGCAGCTGGCCGGTTGAACGCGACGGGGTCTTGGTGCCCGAGCCGATGGCTGCGGCGAGGTTGGAACGCATCCGTGGCTCGACCACGGCGGCCCCGGCACTGAGCACCTCGTCAGCGGAGGCTTCCAGCATGTTGGATGCGGCGTTGAGGGAGTCGATGAAGGCGTTGGGGAGCCTGATCTGCACACGCGCCATGGTCAACTCCCTTTCGGTGTGGTCTGGTGAGCGAGGATTTCCACATACCGGCCGATCTGTTCGACGCTGTCGATGACGTAGCGGCCGTCGGGACCGGTGATCTCCATATCAGTGGTCACGGATAGTCCGGGGATGGTGCGGATGCGGAAGAGGACGTCGGCTTTCGTATAGGCGGCGCGGTTCACCCACGCGCTCGATGCGTGCCGAACCTCGATCTGCGCCCGCGCCGTTGCCTTCACTTCATCGCGTGTGGTGGTGAACCCCGCCTTATCCCGAACAACCGTCGGCTGGATGAGATCGATCGAGGTGCGCATGGATCCAAGAGAAGCCATTGGACTACACCTTCCAATCCCGATCCAGACGCAGCAGATTGTTCACCGCGCTCCACACCGCCCGCGCCGCATCCGGTTTATCGGCCCAAAAGCCTGCCGTGGAACCATCACGCGACTCGTAGAAATGGGAGGCGAGCATGACAATGCCCTGCCTAGTCGCCCCAGACATGTCGTGTGTCTCGTAGTGGTTCTCGAGCAGGTGCTGGAAAGCGCAGGCGTAGGAGGTAGCCGCATTCACCAACGCAGCAATCAGTCTGTCGTCGTCATCGAAGGTGATGAGCAGGTTCGCCTTCACTTGATCGATGAGCTCAGTCGTGGTCATTGCGGCCACCTCCTATCCGTGTGTAGAACCGCTGGTTACGCGGATGCCTTTTGGGTCAGCAGCTTGACGGCCTCAGGCAGGATGAGCTTCCCGTCCAGTCGCTGGGAGGCGAGGAACCCCACCTGCCCAGTGGTGGCGAACAACTCGTTGAGCCGCTTGAACGAGCGTCCCTGCCGATCGGCGATCCAGTAGTAGGCCAGATCACCAAACGCCACCGTGGATGCGCCCGCCTTGATCTCCGGGACGAATGCCGACGTATGCACCGGACGGCCCAGCACCATGTCGGGGGTGCCTGCAGTGAGGGCGGGCTGCCACAGATACTGGCCGTTGCCGTCCTTGAGCTTGCGCACGGTCTTGACGGTGGCGTCGTTCATCAGCCACACCGCGTTCTTCCGGTACGGGGCACGCAAGCTGTAGTGCAGATCGATCAGCTCATCCGCACTGATATCGGTGGCCTTCGCGGTGGTGACCGCCTTGTCCCCACCACCGGTCGCAGCAAAGATCCCGGTCGGCTTACCCGCCCCGTCCCCGGTCAGGAAGGCTTCTTCTTCGGCAGCACCGATACGGCGAGCAAATTCCACCGCCAGATACTGCTCGACGTTGAACGCGGCATCGTTGAGCAGCTCCTCGCTGATCTTGAGGAAGGTGCCGAGCTTGAACGCGCTAAGGGTGACCTGGGTGAAGGTCTCATCCGACTCGGTGTACGGCTTGCCCTCATCGAGCCAGCCCGCCGTCCCATGCGTGGAGACGACCGGTATCTTGCGGTCACCGGAAGTGGTCTGGATGACCTTCGCGAGGGTGCGCATCACGTTCTGGTCCGCCAGTGCCTGGACGAGGGTGTGTTCGAACTCGTCGGGTACAAGATAGCCGCCCTCGGTATCCACACCCTCACTCAGGGCGTTACGCACCTCCAACGGCGAGGAGTTCAGCCGCATCGCGTCCCAGAACGCACGCTGATACGAGGCAGTCGCACGCGGCGAAACCTTGGGGTTAGCGTCGTCGTTGTCGATGGTGATGCCGGGCGTGGAGGTCAGCGGCTGGTTGGTGGCCTTGGCGAGGTCGGCATCGCGGCGCTGGGCACGCTCGGAGCGGGCGATCTCAGCGGTGAGCTTGTCGATCTCGCCCTCCATCTTTGTGTACTGCGCATCGTCCTCGGCGGACAGGCAGCCGGTGGCGGTGTCGCGGCGTTCGTCAAGGAACGTCTTGGCCTGATCCCAAATGTGGGCGCGCTTGGTGCGCAGGTCGGAAATAGTCATCGTGGACATTGGGGTCTCCTTCGTTCAGTGGGCTCGGTTGGTCAGTTGGGAGTACAAATCAACAACCCGCCGCCCCTGCGGGCTGACGGGCTGACGTGCGGGTGGCTGGTGGGTGGTGCAGGCGGCGACGAGCTGCTGCTCCGAGGTTCGCCGGGCGAACACCACACCGCCCGCGTGGTTCTTCTTGGATGGGAACGGCGGCCCCTTCTTGGCTGGCTTGTCGCCCTCATCCTTGTCTTCGTCCGGCTCGTCAGGCTCAGGCTCGGTGTCGCCCTCGTCCGGCCCGGGTTCTTCCTCGTCGGGTTTCTTGGGGTCGGCGTCGAAGATGGGGTCGCGGCTGCCGGTGAGCAGCTCGTCGGCAAAGCCCATCTGGATGGCGGCGCGGGCGTCCATCCACGTTTCGGCATCCATCAACTTGCTCAGCTTCGCCCGCGACAGGCCGGTTTTGAGTTGGTAGGCGTTGAGGATCGCGTCCTTGACCGACTCCAACATCGACATGGCTTTCGCGAGCTCGTCCTTGTCGCCCACGGCCAGGGTGGCGGGGTTGTGGATCATCAACATGCTCACCGGGGTCATCGCCACCGTGCTGGCTGCCATCGCAATCACGCTCGCAGCGGAGGCGGCGATGCCATCGATGTTTGCCGTGACCGGGCCGGGATAGTCCAGCAGCATGTTGTAAATCTGGGCGGCCGCCACCACGTCCCCGCCAGGCGAATTGAGCCAGATCGTCACCGGGCCGGTGCCGGCGTTGAGTTCTTGGGCGAAGATGGCGGGGGTGATGTCGTCGTCGAACCAGGATTCGTCGGCGATCTGCCCGTTGATACGCAAAACCCGGACGCTTGTCGCATCCGGGTCACCGTTCGGCTCGGGGTCGAGCCAGTTCCAGAAACGTCTCACAATCGTGTCCTCCTCAAAAATCGCTCATCAGACGCAGATTCAGATGGTGGTTGTTCGTCGGGCGGTGAGCCCGTCTCCGCAGGCTCGGGCGGGTCGGACTCGCCGTTGGTGGTTTGGGCGGCGGCGTAGGCACCGGCAAGGCCGAGGGGCAGCATGTTGCCGTTGACTAGGTAGAGGTCGCCGCCTGCTTCAGAGTCGATGCGGTCGAGGTTTTCCAGTTCGCGGATGTCGTTGGCGCTCATCCACCCGTTTTGCCGGGCGACCGCATACCCGTTCATGCGCGAGACGTAGTCGCCGCGCAGCAGACCCTCCAGGTTGAATTTCACGAACAACGTCGGCTTCTCGCGCTGCGTGAGGAGGGTTTTGGTGATGGCTTGTTCGAAGCGGATCACCCACGGGTCGAGCGTGTACTTCACGAACTCCAACGACTGCTGCTCGATGTTCGAGAACGAGGACTTCTCCAGGTCACCGATCATGTGGGGCGGGATGCGAAAGATGCGGGCGATCTCGTTGATCTGAAACTTGCGGGTCTCCAAGAACTGCGCCTGCTCCGGGGAGACGGAAATCGGCGTGTACTTCATGCCCTCCTCTAACACCGCGATCTTGTTGCCGTTCCTCGCCCCACCGAAGGTGGCCTGCCAGGATTCACGCACTCGGGCGGGGTCTTTGATCGTGCCCGGATGCTCCAACACACCGCCCGGTGCCGCACCGTTGGCGAAAAAGCTCGCGCCGTAGTCCTCGGTGGCCTGCGCGAGTCCGATGGCGTTCTTTGCCATCGCGATCGGGCTGTAGCCGACCAAGCCGTCGAAGCCCAGGCCGGGAATGTGCAACACCTCGTGCGGACTCAGCCGGACGGTTTCGAAGCGGCCTGCCGGTTCATCCCAGGTGCGCTGATACTCGTAATAGAGGCGGCCCTGTTCGTCGCGTCCGACGGTCATCCGGTTCGGCATCAACGGATACAGGCCAACCACTTCATCCAGCCCGTTGCGCAGGACTTGCGCGAAGGCGTTACCCCACAGCAGCAGGTGCGTCATGAGGGTTTCACGGAACACGAAGCTGGTCATCTCCGGGTTCGGCTCGTCATGCAGCAGCCGGTAGAGCGGATGGTGGAGCGCCTTCACCTTCGACCCGTCCGCGCCCTGCCGGTAGACATGCAACGGCAGACCGGCGATCGCCTCAGCGAGGATGCGCACGCACGAGTAGACGGCAGTCATCTGCATCGCGCTGCGCTCCGTCACCGGACGACCGCTGGTGGTGCCGCCAAAGAAGAAGCTGTAGCCGCCACCAGACAGCGCGTGATCTTCTGCAGGACGTTTCGATTCGCCGCGCAGCCAGTTACGAAAACCCATGAGTGTGCTCCTTCGTGGGAAAATGGCACAGAATGGAGGTGCCTATGACTCGCGAGAAGATGAGCGAGGCCGAAGCTGAACAGCGCTTCGTCGCCATGCTTGAGGCTGACGGGTGGACGGTGACGACCAACAATCCTGATTTCGCTGATGTCATCGCCACTAAGCTGGGCGAGCCTCGTCTTGTCGCAGAGGTCAAAGGTCACACCGCAGCACCCGGCCTGGATGTGAACACCTTGTACGGCCAGATCCTGAACCGGATGAGTGACCTCAGCGGCAATACCCGCTACGCGATCGTGGTACCCGAGTCGATTCTGGACAAAGTCGAACGCGTGACGCCAGAATTGCGGGCGATCCTCAAACTGGAGACTTGGGCGGTGCCCGCCGAGGGCGACCCGTACCAGGCTTGAGTCACAGCACGAGTAGTCCGCGTTGGTCGTAGACGGAGCCGGCGTGGTGGTCGCCTGCGCGTCGGATGGCGCGGTCGAGAGCCATGATCGTGGCGACCACGCCGTCGATCTTCTCCGTGGATTTCTGCTTGTCGGGTTTGATGTTCCCGGCCGGGTCGGTACGAACGTGAATGTTGTCAACCATCCATGACAGAACAGGGTGGCCGCCGTGGGCGAGCTTGCCTTCGAGCGCCAGCTTCATCAACTCCTTGGATGGTGGGGACATGTCTTTGAAGCCCTGCCCGAAGGGGACGACGGTGAATCCGGCGTCCTCAAGGTTCTGGCTCATTTGGACGGCACCCCACCGGTCGAACGCGATCTCCCGAATATCGAACCGGGTGCCGAGTTCTTCGATGAATGCTTCGATCGCCCCGTAATGCACAACGTTCCCTTCGGTCGTCTGCAGGAAGCCCTGTTGGTGCCAGAGGTCGTAGGGCACGTGGTCACGAGCCACCCTTAGTTTGAGGTTGTCTTCGGGAATCCAGAACCACGGAGCGATCACATACGGCTCGTCACTGGTCTGAGGTGGGAATACGAGGACGAACGCAGTGATGTCCGTCGTGCTGGCGAGATCGAGGCCGCCGTAGCAAACCCGGCCTTCCAGATCGGACAGGTCTACGGGAGCCGAGTTGTTGTTCCACACGTGCATGGGCATCCACCGCACCGACTGCTTCACCCACTGGTTCAAACGCAGCTGCCGGAACGTGTTCTCCTCAGCCGGATTCTGCCTGGCCGAGTTGCACGCGACGCGCACCTTCTCGATCGGCACCGTGATCCCCAGGGATGGGTTGGCTTTCGCCCACACCTTCTCGTCGGTCCAGTCATCCTCACGGTCCGCCCCGTAAATCACCGGGTAGAACGTCGGGTCGTGCTTCTTACCCGCGAGGATGTCCTCGGCCTTCCCATGCTGCTCGTAACAAATGCTGTGAGTATCGGTGCCGGCGGTCGTGATCAGGAAATACAACGGCTGGGTACGCGCATCCCCGGACCCTTTCGTCATCACGTCGAACAGGACCCGGTTCGGCTGGGTGTGGAGCTCGTCGAACACGACCCCGGAAATGTTGAACCCGTGCTTCGAATACGCCTCAGCTGAGAGGACTTGGTAGAAGGAGTTGGTGGGCTTGTAGATGATCCGCTTCTGGCTGGCGAGGATCTTCACCCGCTTGGACAAGGCCGGACTCATGCGCACCATGTCGGCCGCGACCTCGAACACGATCGACGCTTGCTGACGGTCAGCAGCGCAGCCGTAGACTTCAGCGCGCTCCTCACCATCGCCGCACGTCAACAGCAGCGCGACGGCGGCGGCCAGTTCTGATTTGCCCTGCTTCTTGGGTATCTCGACGTAGGCGGTGGTGAACTGTCGGTAGCCGTCTTCTTTCACGGTGCCGAACAAGTCCCGGATGATCCGTTCCTGCCAGTCAATGAGCTGGAAGGGCTTCCCGGACCAGCGACCCTTGGTGTGCTTCAAGGCTTGGATGAACGCGACCGCGAAGTCGGCCTTCCGCTTGTCATAGGTGGAGCCTGCGGCCATGAACCTGGTCGGCGTGTAGGTGTCGAGAGTGCGCATCACGCCCATCAGGCTCCTTTCAATGCTGGGTGGTTAGTTGGTGTGGGCGAAGGCCCAGGCGATGGCGTGGCCGGCGTCGGCGAACAGTTCGTCAGCCTCGGCGACCAGGGCGAGTTCGCATTCAATGACGCCTCGGGCGTCTGGCCCCCACCCGGGGATGGGCTGCTGGGCGAGCTTATAGACGCGGGCGTCGTTTCCGATCCGGCCTTTGCCCAGGTGCCGGTATGCCGAAGCGAGGACGAAATCTCCGTAGGCGATCACCGTGCCGTAGCTGTCGGTCGCCATCTGCAGCTGCTCCATCGTGGTCTTTTCGTTGTTCATGACCTTCTCCTTGTCCTCTTGTTCGGTCATGTACATACAGCCATAGGTGTGCGGACTTATCCAGTCGTAAAAGCCCTCATCAGCCCACTATCTTCAAGAGTTTTCGACGCCGCCCTAGGAGCACGGAAACCGCCCGAAGAGGGCGGCTCCCACGCTGGTTTCCGGCTCAGTTGATGGTCAGGTGCCAGGCAGGGATGAGTCGGCGCTCGCCGGTCACCGGGTCGGCGAAGCGGTCGTTGACTTCGGTCATGCCCGTCAAGGTGGATCCCGCGTGGGTGAGCTGCCAGATGATCTCAGTCAGGCCGGTCTGGTTCGCGCTGATCGTGAACTCGCCGATGCCGTGCTGGCGCAGTTCGTCGAGGATGCCGGACACATCGGAGTCGTAGAGGCCTTCGGCGAAGTCGAGCAGCTCGTTGCCCGCCCGCTGGGTGTTCATGTGGGCGGTGAGCAGGCTCGTGGACGAGGTTTGGGTGCGGGTCGCGATCTGCTGGTCGAGGTCGTCAATTGTGTTCATCCCTGGCTCCTATCTGGTTGGCGTGTGACATATACAGCCATAGGGGCGGGTGCTTATCCAGTCGTTCTTCGCTGATTCTCGAACGGAGAATCAATTGCCTGTTTCGGGAGGGTTTCCCACGCGTCTTCGCCGGGGATGAGGCCGAGGGTGGAGCCGCAGTCCCAGTCCACGTGCACCGTGCCAGCGTCATCGACGAACATGATGGTTCCCTCATCGCCGGGAGCCAGGCGCGTGTATGGGTCGGTGGTTGCCACCAGCCGGATTCGCCGCCCTTCCACATTCGCATTCATCGCACAGCCTCCGTTGCGGGCAGCGTTTTCCATGCCGCGTTACCTTCCAAATTCGCCAGCAGGACTCGGCGCACGTTCTTGTAGCTGTCGCCGATCATGCCGAGGCGCAGCAGCCAGCAGCGCATCGCATACTTGTCGTTCCCGCCCGTCTCGGCAGGCTTCGCGGACATTCTCGTGGCGACCTTGGCGTGCTCGAAGATCCGGGCGATCAGCACCGTGGCAGCCTCCACAACCTGCGGGTCGGGCACCTGGTCGAACCAGGGGAATTCGACCATCCCCGCGTCGGCGTCGATGTGCATCGGAGTCGCTGGGATCTGGAGAGCTGTGGCGATGAGCCGTCCTTTCGCCGCCAAGGTCGCCTCCACCTTCCCGGCGGTTGCCTCGTTCCAGTCGGTGGTTGGGAACACCAACGTCAACCCCAACTCCTGGGCCACCGGCGTGTCTGCTGGGAATCCGGCCTGCGCGGCGGCTTCAGCTAGGACGGCGCTGTCGGCGGTGCCGGGCAGATGCAGCAGCCAGTCACGATCCAATGTGGCCTGGCCCATCTGGTAGGCGAACGACGGGGTACCCAAGTACTCGGCATGCGCGCCGAGATGAGTGGCGATGAGCGCGGCGAGCTGTTTGCGGCTTTTCTTCTGTTTGGCGAACTGGATTGTTGTCATGACCATCTCCTTTAGTTGTTTCCCCTGGTCGGGGTGATTTTTGGTCATGTACATACACACTCTATTCCGCCTGAATAGCAAGCCGTGACAGCCACCTATTTCTTGCCTCGATCTACGACCTTCACCGCATCCAGATACGCGATCTGTTCACCGTCGCGTAGGCAGGTGATTCCGGCGGCATCCCCGGTGGCCTCGACGTAGCGGCGCAAGATCACGGAGGCGTACTTCTCATCGAGCTCCATGCAGTAGGCGATCCGGTCGGTCGCCTCGCACGCCATCAGCGTGGAGCCGGAGCCGGCGAATGTGTCGAGCACGATCGCGTTGGATTGGGTGGAGTTCCCGATCGGATACGCCAATAAGTCCAGCGGCTTTGAGGTCGGATGATCAGCGTTGCGACGGGGCTTATCAAACCGCCAGATGGTGGTTTGTTTCCGGTCGGCGTACCACTTGTGCTTACCCGTCTTTACCCAGCCGTACAGGATCGGCTCGTGTTGCCACTGGTACGGGGATCGCCCCAGCACGAGGGAGTCCTTCACCCAGATACAACAGCCCGAGAGCTTGAAGCCTGCGTCTTGGAAGGCGCGCCGGAAGTTCAGACCTTCGGTGTCGGCGTGGAACACATACGCTGACGCGCCCTTCTCACACACTTCCGCCATCTGGGTAAAGGCGGCGAGCAGGAACTCGTAGAACGCGTCCGCGCCCATCTTGTCGTTCTTGATCGACAAGCCGTCAGACGATTCAAATGCGACGTTGTATGGCGGGTCCGTGAGCACCAGGTTGGCGCGCTTGCCCTCCATGAGCGTGGCGACGTCGCCCTCGTTGGTGGCGTCGCCGCAGACGAGCCGGTGCCTGCCTACTGTCCACACGTCACCGCGCTGCACGAACGCGGCGGCCTCCAGAGCGGCTGTCAGGTCAAAGTCGTCGTCCTCCACTTCGTCCTCATCCAAGGAGCCGATCAACTGCTGGATTTCGTCGTCGTCGAAGCCAGTCAGCTCAGCGTCGAAATCCGAGGCATTAAGGTCGGCAATCAGCAGGGCGAGTTTGTCCTGGTCCCAGTCGCCGCTGATCTTGTTGAGCGCAACGTTGAGCGCCTTCTCCCGCGTCTCGTCCAGTTCGACGACCACGCAGTCGACGCTGGTGTGGTCGAGGTCTTCGAGGATTTTGAGGCGCTGGTGGCCGCCGACGACATGCCCGGTGGTCTTGTTCCAGATGATAGGTTCGACGTATCCGAACTCCGTCAGCGACCGCTTGAGCTTTTCGTAGTCGGGGTCGCCGGGCTTCAGATCCTTGCGGGGGTTGTAGTTAGCGGGCGTGAGGTCAGCGATGGGCAGTTGCTCGATGCGCATGGGTTTCCACCGCCTTTCGTAGGTCGCGCTCGTAGCGCCAGGTTTGTTCCCAGCGCGTCCAGTCCTGACCCAAGTGCCCGTAGACCGCCAGATCCCGGTAGCGGGGTGTGCACAGGGCGAGGGCGTCGATAATCCCCGCCGGCCGCAGGGGGAACACGTCCCGCGCAACGGAGGTCAAGATGTGGTCGGCGTATTCGCCGGTGCCGAGCGTGTCCACGCTGAAGGCGACCGGATCAGCCTTCCCAATCGCATAGCTGATCGCGACTTGGCATTCAGCGGCGAGTCCGGCGTCGACGATCGTGCGGGCGACCAGGCGTGCCATGTAGGCCGCGCTGCGGTCGACCTTCGAGGGGTCTTTGCCGGAGAACGCGCCCCCACCATGCGGGGCAAGCCCGCCGTAGGTGTCGACCATGAGCTTCCGACCCGTCAACCCGGTGTCGGCTCGCGGCCCGCCCTCGACGAACCTGCCCGACGGATTCACCAAGACCTCCGTGTCACCGTCCACAGGCAGATAGCGCTGGCAGGCCGGGGCAACGACCAGCGATTCGACCTCGCGGGTGAGCGCTTCCAGATCCTTGCCCGCCTCGTGCTGGACAGACACGATCACGGTGTCGATGGTTTCGGGTGTGCCGGTGTCGTCGTAGCGCACCGAGACCTGTGCCTTGCCGTCCGGGTTGATCCCCGTGATAGTGCCGTCGATGCGGGCGGTGTCGAGACGCTTGCAGATTTGGTGTGCCAAGACGAGCGGCAGCGGAAGCCGTTCGGGAGTCTCGACAGTGGCGTAGCCGTAGACGGTGCCCTGATCACCCGCCCCCTGCAGCGCGAACGCCGAGCTGTCGCCTGCGCGTGCCTCCA